CCGTATGCGTCCCAAACCAAGCGGTGAACAACGAACGTCTTCTGACCTCTCGGCCCGGAGAGCGAAACGGACAGATATCCGGTGGCGTTCGGCTTCGGGTTTAAGAGTCGGCCATTGCCAAACTCCGACCAAATCTCCCCAATCGGGGAAATCGAATAGTTTTCAAACCCTTTTATCTTTTGAAGTAGTTTTGGTTTCATATTTTTTGGTGAGGATTGTCCTCACCACAAAGCCCGGGGCATTCAAGCACCGGGTTATTGGGATCAGGATTTACGTCTGGACATCGACGGGCGATTGTTGCGCCACCACAAAAATTAGTTGCTTACCTCAGATGATATTGATGCGAGGGATCGGCCACTTGCACGTTCCAACTCCTTAACAAATTTCGGAATTACGACCGGCGTATCGAAAAGGGCTGTGACTGATGGCGTTCGGCATCCGGCCAGCGCTTCTTGGAGCACGTTCTTTCCGTTTGGGACATTTTTAACCACATGAGCGGCCAGCATCCTGACCTCGACAAGGCTGGCTTCCTCGGCTACTGCTGCGGGGGTAGGATCTTGGGTCGGGTTGATCATGGTCGCCGATTCCATGAGTTTGGTGACCTCACCCAGTTGCTCAGTGATGGCAGCTAGCCGTTTTGCGAGGTCTTTGATTAGTATGTTGTTCATTGATTTCTTTTTCTGAGAATGTCGAGGGCGATGATGCAGATGCAGACCAATGCGACGGGGCCGAACATCCCGGAGATGATGCCGATGGCAGCGTGTAAGGACGCTGCAAGGACTAGGTATAAGAATGCAAGGGGGCCAAGTATTTTCATGATTCGAATTGTTGGAATGTTGTTCCTATTTTTTGGCGATTTATTTGGAGGACCATTTCTGTCCCGGTTGTTTTTTTGATCGAGACGCTTTGTGGAAATCTCCTGAGGATGCGGTTGGCCGCGTTTATACTCTCATGAGAATAGATCTGGATTGATCCCGATGCCATGAGATGGCTCAATATAAAGTTTTCTGATTTGGTCATCTTTGCACCACCGATGCCCGGTCCATTTAAGGAGCCGGGCGATGGGTTGGGGGTTGTGGAGTTTTAGTGAATGTCGAGATGGGTTGTGGAAGCGCCTTCCGTGATCAATTTAGCTAAATTAAAGAACTGCGATTGCGTCTCGCAGGATTTGTTTCGGCCGCTGCGGAGGTCGAGGACTCCGGTGGGGAGGTCGGCAAGTTTGATTGATGCGAAGCTCTCTTTGGTGTTCCAAGTGAGGGTCGTAGTGCCATCTGAAAAGTTCATGATATTAGTTGGTGTGGTTGAGATTACATTCCGCCTCCGTCAGAATAGTCGGTAGGGGCTAGGTAGGAATCATCTGGGGTGCTGTCGTGTATGCTGGCGAGTGTGAGCCAGCTTTCGCCTTCGTAGTCGTCTGAGCAGACAAGGCCCTTTTTAATCAGTGAGCCAAGGACTGCGCGCTCTGCACAGGTTGGGTTTCCGTCTGCTGTGAATTCGTGGAACCAGCCTTCTCCGGGGTTGTCCATCCCCTCGGTTACTTTATTGAGAAGAGCGGTTTCGAGGGCGGTGGTGGTAGTAGTAGTAGTTTTCATTGTAGTAGGTCAGCTGTTGCTGATGTAGTTACACTAGCTGTTTTCTGTTCTAGGTAAAGATAAAACTTCACTAAATGTTGTTTTATTTTGTTTTCCTTATACCTACAAAGAAAAAGCCCCCTCCAACATGCAAATCGTCGGAGAGGGCTTAGGTCATGAAATCAACTACACAATGAAAACGATTGTTGAACTCGCCAGTAGTTTAATGAAATACTCAAGTTGTGCAATATGTTTTAGGTGTGTTGTTTAAATACTCAAGATTTCCGGTTTTAATCGAACTCCATGTCGGATGGCTCCGCGTTGATGTCGGTCTGCGGCTTACGGTCTTTCTTGGGTGGCTTGATGATCCAGTAAGTCGCTCCGTCGTATCTGTCCGGGTAGTCCTCGGCGCGTGTCGAGAATATGATCCGATCAGTCATTCGCTCAAGGTTCCTCAGTTGACTCAGGAGGACGCCCGGGGTCGGACAGGTCTTGGTGAATCTAAGCTGCTTGGAACGGTCTCCAAATGACAGCAGAGCCTCATAAAGATCCTCAGCCGTCCCACGATAGTCTCGCCGGAATATCTCACCATCCGGCGCCTTGGTTGTCGGCATCAACACGGAAATCCCTTTGTCGATCCGGCCCAGCACGTAGCTCTCGGTGGACGATTGGCTGATCTCCTCTAAGATCCAAGGGTTCTTGTATGAAGCCACTGGGAAGCGGTGTGACGGGTCTTTGAGTTCCTCAGGTAGTTTGTAGTCGTTGAGCAGGTAGTAGATGAACGCTGGAAGCTCATTCTCGATTTTCTCGGCCAGTTTCTCAAACCACCCGTCAATCAGCATCTCTCCAGCGATCGGCCCATTGCTCATGGATGCCGCCTTTAGTAGGATGATCTTATCTTCAACGCCTTCGTCCATCGGTGGCAGTGTGGCCAACGTTCCGGCCTCGGTGTTCATGAGCCGAATAAGCCTCCACCACGGTTTTATGTTGATGTTGTCCTGATACATGCCCCGGTAGTTGCCACCAACGCCCACCGTGTGCGTCTTGATGCGCTCGCCGAATGTCTGGCGGGATTGAAAGTCGGCCTTTAGGACTGGGCTATCATCCAAGAACAATAGCTCGCTGCCAAACATCTCGGCGTTAAATTGCGATTGCTTTTGGTCGAACAACGGGTCTGCGCTGGCCATGCGCCCTCCAAACGTGTGCTTGAGTATGTTTTGGAGCAACAGGCTTTTCCCGCTATTGGGCTCGCCGATGATGTGGATCATCTGGGCCGGTGAGTTAGTGGCTTGGCGCTTCCCGCCGTTTCGGAGGTCAATGATACTGCTCGACAGCCAGCCAAGGAAAACGTCTCTCTGGTCATCCTCATGGGCTAACAGGCCGTCGAGGAATCGTGAGATGTTCGCAAATGACCCCTTTTTCGCCGGGATGTATGTCGGTGATTTCGTGACGATGAACCGGGTGCCATTTTCGTCGTAGACGCCAGCCGTCCGGCCAGATGCTGCGGTCATCACGGCCTGCACGTTCGAACCCATTTGGACCGCGTTTATCGCCTTGTCCACCGGGGTAATGTTCTCCCCCTGCACCGATGTGGCCCGATATCCGCTCTCGGCGAGGTGACTACGGAGCGATGTTCGATCGAACGAGATCCATGTCTCTAAATTGTCGCGGCTTATAAAGTTCTGCTTGCTGGTGTTGTAGTAGACGTCCAAACTGCTAGGGAGGCCGATTGCCTCCTCGAAATCAGCAAGCTCCCACTCGCCCGGGGCTTCATCGCGGTCAGGGTCAAAGTAGATGACCTCCTGAGCCCCTCGGCCTTCCGAAGCTGCTGGCGTGTTGGGCATCCGTGCGATCTGGCTTTTCACCGCGAGCCTTGGGTCGGCCCCATGGATGCAAGCCGTGTTGAAAAACGCCGTATGAACGCCCTTGCTGATGCCAGTAGCGTCAAACCAGTAGTGTATCGTTTTCCCGCCGGTATCGAGCGCCATGATGAGCGGGGCGAATTTTCCCATGGTCATTGCGAAGTTGCTGAATTTCTCACTGTCGGCCTGCTGAGCCTCTAAGCTCTTCCTCACATCAGGATCAAATTCCAGCACCATCCAATCACGCTTTTTGACGTTGGCATTGCAGCGCGTGCTGATGTTGTTGGTGGGCGAGTTCGGATTCTCGACACCATTGACGTTCTTGAATGTCGCCGGGTTGAGGAATTTGTAATCCTCCAAATGCTGTCTGTTGCGCCTCATCAGCGCCGTGATGTTTTTGACCTGCGTCAATGTCCCAGCCTCCAGCGCGCCGATCTGTATGTTGATGATGTCGTTTGGTGCAAACAGCCCGTCAATGATTTCCAGTGTAAATAATTTGGATGGATCTTGTGTCGGCGATGCTGCGATGATCTCGGATTTGGTCGTTCGGCTGAGTTTCGCCAGTATGTCGTGCTTGGCCTCAGGCCGTGCCTCTGATGATGAGTCCACTAGCTTCGACGTATCTCCTCCAGAGCGCCAGACTCTATCTGCTGCCCGTTTCGGTGCGGTGTTATAGTCTGGCCGGTTTGGGTTGTATTGAGACGACAGGTGCTCGAGGCACTGGTCGTATGTTGCGCCCATCTGGTGACACTTAGCTGCCACTGCTAGCAGGCTTGTATTGTGTCCAGCTCCTTCGGGCTTCAGCGTTAAGACCCGGTATTCCTCTCCTTTGGGGTATTGCTTGGCCTGTTCCTTCTGCTCAGCTGTAAGGCTGTTTATGTTAGCAGGCAGGTCGTTGAGTGTGATCTCATCACACAATGTTTCTTCTTTGTTTTGCATATTTTCGGCCGTTTGTTGATCTCCACAATAATCTGTGGAGATTCTCATGACGTTGGGAAACTCTCAGGTTTCCAAGTTATGCGCAATACAATTCTAGTATTAATGAAGATTATTTCTCTGCCCAGCTTGCACACCTAAGATTTTGAGATTTTCATTTCTCATATTCCAAATTGAATTCTCTTTTATTTATTTTCTACAGCTATTCAGAAATGAAAAATCTTAGGTGTGCAAGGGATGATATGGATAATCTATTGTAATACAGTGCGTTGTTTTAGGTGTCACTCTGAAAAGCGTAACACGATTTTGCCTGCACACCTATTGGTTCTGTCTTTTTTGTATGCACAATGTATTCAATAACGCAAGCCACTTGCATTATTTATAAGCATCAAATCGGTTGTATGCTGCGAATAAACGATTCTTTTGATCAATTCCATTAGGTGTCACTGTTTCGTTTTGTTGTCATTTGGTCACCGATCTTCCGGGTCTTTGGGTCAATGGGTTAATGCAACATTATGCAACCTGTATGCACATTGTAATCACACGATGCGGGTCGATGGGTCAATGAGTCAAATTGTCTGCATTCGTGTGTGACGCTTTCGCAACTGATTCGACGCCTCAACAGCCACCATGATCCCACAGACCATCGCATCATCGATTCGGTATCATTTAGTCATCGGGGCGGGGGGTCGTGGGTCGTCGAGTCGAAGGGTCGGGGGTGGGGGGGGGGGAAAACTTTTTCTTTTTTTTTTCGGTTTCGGGGGTGCCCTTAATTTACCCGGGGTTTTTCAAACTTTTTCCTACACCTTAAACAATTCGCATTCCTATGCTGCACCCAATAAAGCGGCCAAAAAACGTAACAAGAAAACCTGAATCTTAGGTGTCACTTTTACCCCTTTTAGTGTTCAAACGTGCAGTATTTGATCAATTCCAAGGTGAAAACGGAAATGTAGGAAAAACAGCATCTAGGAAATATGAATACATTGTGCATACAAAAAAGACAGAACCAATAGGTGTGCAGGCAAAATCGTGTTACGCTTTTCAGAGTGACACCTAAAACAACGCACTGTATTACAATAGATTATCCATATCATCCCTTGCACACCTAAGATTTTTCATTTCTGAATAGCTGTAGAAAATAAATAAAAGAGAATTCAATTTGGAATATGAGAAATGAAAATCTCAAAATCTTAGGTGTGCAAGCAAAATTAATCTTGTCCTATGTGGCATTTTCGATATCATCACACCTACAATGAGAAAGCACTATGACAGACTTCGGAGCCTCGATCAGATGGCTGATAAACTCCCAAATAAGATTTTTCCACTTGGGAGAGGTTTTACTGGATATTATTTGGTGATTACGGAAAAGCCGTTTCGAACGGATTGCTGCCGTTCAGACGAAAACAACGTCACGGTTCCAGCCGGTATCTCAATCATCACGGCATCCGGGATACAGGAGCGACGCTTGGCGCAATATCGGAGAAAGCGAAAAGGTGTCCCATATGGGGCCACTTGGGTAAAGCTACACAAAGACCGCGGCGGCCCCACTTATGGAAAACAATACAGTTTGGCCAAGATTGTCGCGAAAGTAGCTCCTACCCAAGCAATGGAGATGGAGCGTCGTATGGCGGTGATGTCAAATGAGGAATTGCAGACAGATCAACGGAAGTTTATTGAAGCAGTGCAAGAGGAAAAGAAAGTTTCCATTAGAGAAGCTAAAATTAACAAGGATTCAAAGAGGGATGATGCAGAACTCGAAGAGCGCAAGAAATTTAAAGGGACAAACTCGGAATTCAATAAAATGCTCCAGATCCGAAGAAATGCTGAAAAAGCAGCAGATAAACGCACCATAAGAAACTCAAACGCCCGAAAACGTAGAGACTTGAACAGATTACTCTAATGACATACAGACAGAGACAAAAGCAGCGGGTCCTTGAACTTAGCCTCTTGGACCCTCCCAGCGGACTAACACCACAAGAGCAGAGATTCCTTCAAGAGTATGCAACGTGTGGAGTAATCGTCGATGCTATGAGAGCAACGTGTGCAGTGGAGGATATCAACCGACCAGACGCGTCTTTAGTGACTTCGGCGGTTACGATCCTAAAGAAGCCGATCGCGAAGCAGTATATGGCCAAGCTTCAGGATCGCCTCGAGGAGCTGGGAGTGGCGTCGTTGTTAAATACGCAATTATTCCTTTCCTCGGCAATGACCACGCCACTAGAGGACATTGACGCCTCACATCCGCTGTGTCAGACCCGGACAGTGACCACAACGACAAACCGCGACGGAACAGAGTCGAAGGTTGAGAAGTTCGCCATGGTGGACAAGCTCAAAGCTACGGAAATGTTAAATAAGATGAAGGGATGGGAGGCACCGAAGGAAGTCAACATTACTGCGAACGGTGGCGGGGCAATGATGGTCCCACTGGCGGAAAACCTGTCAGACTGGACCGCGTTGGCGGCCCCATCACAGAAAGCACTTATGGACGACGCGATTGACGTTTGACCCGAAGAATCATGGCATCGATAAACAGACAAGACAGCTCAGCAGATCGCCGGGGGACATCTGGCAAGGGAGACGCGACACGCGGATCACTTTCCGCATATCAATTTTCTACTTACTGGGTTAACAGGGAAGCAAAGAAGAAGAAAACTACAAAAGAAAAAGATGAGCAGAAATACAAACCCTCCGACTGAATACGCATGGCGGCCACTCCCGGGGAGCCAAAGTCTAGCGATCGCGTCCACATGTGACGAGATCCTCTACCACGGGACCCGTGGACCGGGGAAATCGGAGGCACAGCTAGCCTACTTCGTCGCTCGGTGCGGTAGGGGTTATGGGACGCATTGGAATGGGGTGATCATCGACCGTGGCTATAAGAACCTCGGAGACTTGATCGCCAAGAGCCAAGTGATGATTCCGAAGATCTTTCCCAAGGCGAAATTCTTCTCGTCGAAGAGTGATCTGCTTTGGAAGTTCCCGGACGGGGAGACCTTGATGTTTCGGCATGCCAAAAGGATTGATGATTACCGGAACTTTCACGGGCAGGAATTTCCTTATATCGGCTGGAACGAATTGACCAGCTTCCCGACTAGCGATCTCTATGACGCGATGAAGTCTTGCTCTCGGAGTGGATTCTTACCGAAGGAGCATAGTCCCAAGCTCACCGCAGAGGATAAGCGGGTGATCGTGGAGTGTGAACTCTTGGGCGAGCCAATCCCGAACGACATTCAAGAGAAGATCATCCCGGACATCCCGCTAGTCACGTTCTCGACAACGAACCCCCACGGGGTTGGGCATAACTGGATCAAGCGCAGATTCATTGACGCATCGCCCCCCGGAGTCCCAGTCATTAAGACGGTCAACGTCTACAACCCCCGGACCAAGAAAGAAGAGCCGGTCTCGACCTCGCTAGTCCACATCTTTGGATCTTACCGGGAAAATAAATATCTAGACTCTAAATATGTTGCAAGTCTCAACGCGATCACAGACCCGGCGAAGCGAGCGGCATGGTTAGGGGGGAACTGGGCAATCACATCGGGCGGGGCGCTTGATGACATCTGGAATAGCTCCGTGCATGTCGTCCCGCGCTTCGTAGTGCCGAAAGAGTGGAGACTCACCCGGTCATTTGACTGGGGCAGCTCGCACCCGTTCAGCGTCGGCTTCTGGGCCATTGCGAACGGCGAGGAGGTTGAACTTCACAACGGGAGGAAGTTCTGTCCGCCCCGGGGGTCGCTTGTAAGGATCGCTGAGATATACGGCTGCGAGAAGTTCCGCAACGAGGTGGGCGTCTGGGACTATGCTTACGGGACGAACCGGGGGACAAAGCTCTCGGCCCGTGAGATCGCCAGACAGATCATTGAGATGCAGGATGAGCTAACGGACGACGGTTGGATCTCGACCAGAGTCTACCCCGGGCCAGCAGACAACCAGATCAGTAATGTAAACGAAGCAGAGTCGAACTCAGTGGCGCAGATAATGGAGCGTGAGGGGATTTACTGGGAGAAGTCGGACAAGAAGGCCGGATCACGGGTAAACGGCCTTGAGACGATGCGGAGCGCCCTAGAAAATGCCGTGCAGGGGGAAGGTCCCGGGCTTTATGTGATGAACAACTGCGAAGCGTTCATCGAGACCGTCCCAAGCATCGCACGGGACGAGGTCAAACAAGACGACGTAGACACAACATCAGAGGACCACATCTACGACGAAGCTCGCTACATGGTGACATTTGACAAGGCGATATTCGCCGGGAAAGTGACTATTGACATGATTTCGTAGATGGTGCAGAATATAGCCGTATGAAAAACGTATTCAAGAGCAAGACGGCAGCAGTGGCACTAATCACGACTATCGCGGGAATCGTGGGGCAGTTCGTCCCATCAGTGAGCGAGTATGTTGCAAGCAACTCTTCCGTGATCCTCATGGGGCTGGGAGTGGTCAGCTTTGGGCTTCGGCTTGTGACCAAGGGGTCGGTTTCCCTGTTCCCTACAAATTACACGTAAACACAATGGTCAAAGCATTCTTCCAAGCGGCCACTGCATTTCTTTATGCGTGGCCGCTTTTTGCTTCCGCGAAACTTCACAGACAGATTGATAAAATAGATGATGAAATATTTAAACTTGGTATGGATGGCTCTGGCTATGCAAAGTTGCGGATGGAGCAGCTTGCGAAAAGACGAAAAAGAATTGTTGAACAAGTCA